TGGTTTGAAGTTATTACCTTACGACCTTTAAAGCTGATTTGTTCATCTTTAATAGTTCGTTTGCTGCCTAATTGATGTGCCTTCATGTTCTTTGCTTTCATGTAGTCATCATCATCGGACATCAAAAAGCGACGTTCATCAATGTCTTTTTTCCACTGATCATACGTTCTAAACGATATCTTTTCTCCGGTCTCATTATCTCTTCGATAATCTGGATTGATTCCATCGACGATTGTGATAGTAGTGCAACGGCAATTGATATCCATACCAGCGACACCGAAACATCTTGGCCCGATTGCCTTAAACCCATCAGACACAAAAAACTCATCAATCTTCACTCTTTGACCATCTAAGTGACCATGGGATTTACGAGTCTTTCTGTCTAATGCAGCAAGCCATTGCTTTTGTAAGTCACAGCCTACCTTTTCCATCTCTTCATACGAATTCTGCCTTGCTTGCGTTCGCATTCGTCCACCTTCAGTGCGTGCGATTCGCAATGCTTGCCTGTAATTCGCTTCTGAGTTACTTGAAATCACACTGGCTATTTCAGCGTATCCATGCCCTTGCAAAATTCCAGAGGTGATTGCACCCTGGGAACGATTCGCTAATCTATTTCGTGCTTTATACAAGCGCTCAGATAACGTCTTACTAGCAACTGGACGTCTTACCGCTGACCTAATGACATCATCTGGAAGAAACGCTATCGGCAAATCTGCTTGCTGCGATTCTTCCACAGTGTAGTAACCACCGTAATAACCCGTTTCAAATTGTTCTTGTTTGAAATTCTCGATTACGGTTTTAGTTTGAGGATATACTTCTTGGAGTTTTTCAACAATCTCGTCTGTCAATTGTTTTAACCTACCAGTTTGTTGTTGTTTCCAATAAGGTAAATCCTCATACTCTTCGAGATATGCTTTCAATTTACTCTTAACGTCTTTCAACGTATCAGAGTAAATATGATACAATTCTCTATTCATCTTCAGGTCTTGAATCTTCTCCAACCTCTGCAGTTCCTGTTCCCACTGATTCATCGTTATCACCTACTTCTGAATCTGCTTCAATAGCTTTGCGAACCTCTTCAACATCTAAGTCCCATTGCTTGCAAATCATATCAATAACTGTATCTTCTCCTAAGTATGGAGCACTTGACACAATAGCATTGATAAGCGTTTGCTTCGTTTCTGCTTCTAACTTCTCGACGTTTGCGATGTCCGATTCATTTACAATCATTTCTGGTTCAATCAGAATCTGAATTCCTTCTGTTGAGTAATTCGTTTGATTCAATCGGTTGATATCGTCAATGATTGCATGCAGTGCCCACTTGAGTAGAGAACGTAAGCGAATCTCTACTTTACGGCACTTCATTTCAAGAAGCGTATATCGTGATTTAATCACCACATTCGTTACGTTACCGTCTCCAGTTTGAGAATTGTCAAATCCCATACCGAATTTGTAAATGGCTTCTTTGTCGATTTCCAGTTTCGCTTTACGTGCTTCAAAAGGAATGTTGAACGTCTTCAAATCAACGTTCCCTTTATTGTCTGGATTACCCACGTTCACAATTCCGCGTGCTTTGATGTTTTGGCGCAATTCTGATAGATTTGTTCCACGGAATCCAGACACAACATAAATCGGTTTGTCATAGTCCATTAAATTGTTAGATAAGAAACAAGCCATCAAATCGTAATCATCAATTAGCGCCTTGATTGGTGCTAAATCCGATTTCTCACTATGGTTATTCGATAATTTGTAAAACGGAATGCGTCCATAAGTACGTGTTAAATACGTTCCGTTATCCGCTTTTGCAACCACATGAGGTTTAGGGTTCTTCGGACGGTCTTTGTCAAAAATCAATTTGCCATTGCGGTCCGTTTTGAAGTACGTCACATTCTCATCCGTCCAGCGTTCTGCAAACATTACATCTAGCAGCTTGTTTTCGACTTGCATTTGTTTCTTGTAATAACGAATAACTGCGACTTCATCGTATGTTTCGTCATATACCATGAATGTCTTCAAGAATCTTGACACTTGGAAACATAGCTTGTCATCCGCGTTCGTTCTCATATACGCATAAGTCGCACCGCTGATAGATACATCTTCTAATAACTCTGAAACGAATAATTGGAAGTCTTCATCAACATATTCATCAATCAATCGTTGCAGCTCGTCATTTTCTTTCACTTCAAATCGAACTGGATTACTCATCAAGTAGTTCACTTTTTGGTCTACCAATTCAGTGAAGAAGCTATGCGGAATCTGAACATTCGTTGCATACTTATCTTCTTTCAGAACACCGTTATCATCCAAATAGAAGATGCGGTTGTTCTTAATATCATGATCACTTTCATAATATCGGTTAGCCGTCTGAGCTGATGAATAGGATTCTTTTCCTATTTGCTCTTTGATAGCCGTATCAATTGCTTTAGCAGCAATCTCATAATCTTTACTCATAATTTCTTCGATTTTTATTTCAATCACCCCACAAATCCATTTCTTCTCGTAACGTTTGAATACAATGCATAACGAAGTGCATCCATAACGTCATCAAATACCTTAACAGGCAATCCTGTTTTTTCATCCCACGCATACTGATACACTTCTTCATCGAAGCGAGGAATAGCGTTTCTTAAAACGAATAATTTATTCGTCTTGAAGCCTTTCGCCACAACTTCAATTCCAGACAGGATAGATTTATCAGCATTAAATGCGTTCAATCCATCATTCCACAATCTGTTTACATGTTCTGGACGTGCAGAATCGCAATAGAACGGAATGTTTTCACCGTATTTATCAGCGTATTCTCTCGCTTTCAACGCCCAAAAATCAATGTCTTTATGCTTTGCAGCACAACCATCTACTAAATACCAGGTCCCGTCATCCGTTTCTCCAATGACTACCATCGCGCCATAGTGTTCGTAACCCCAGTCGACACCAACGAAATAGTTGTTGATTTCATCATAAGGAACATCGTCCACATAATGAACTTCACGGTTGAAGTCTTTATACACAGCACCTTGACCGATGACCCAAAGACCCTCAATATCTCTATCCCAAAACACTCCTGAAGGAGTAGCTTTCTTGATGCTCTCACGATATCTCTTCGATAAGAAAGTATTATCATCTAACTTAAAATGCTCGTTGATGATGTTATCACTTTTGTTATCGATATAATCACGTTTAAGCCAGTGATTAGGATTGTCGGGATTTGTATCCGCCACAATCCTAGCTCCTTCACCAGAGCAGCGTGAAACAATTTCTTTAAAGACTTGCTCTTTAGCAAGTGACGCTTCGTTGACATACGCCCCAAATGCTGTCATCCCTCGAATATTCCCAAGTCCTGAAATCGTTCCAGTGTATGCCTGGATGATTTTAACTCCAAACAGTCTAAAACTGTTGTGCTTATCGACTTTGAATTCCATGCCGTATCGGTTATACAGTTCTTGCAATACGTTGTTTTGAATGGTACGGCTTGATACTCCAGCTAGGATATATTGAGGTTCTGCAATGCCTAATTCATTCGCGATCTTACGAACACGAACTAACTCTTGCAGGAACACATCATTGTTTAATACTGTCTTACCAGAACGTTTAGCACCATGCAGTACACAGATAAACCAATCAGAAGCACGAAGGCGTTTTGCAACTTGAATTTGTTTAGGAGTGTATACATCAAGCAAACTCATCCAGTTCATCTCCTAACTTATTCAAATATTCAGCAACTTTCGATTCGTTGCTTTCGTCCATCTTCGTTACTTTCGATTTAAGGACTTCGATTTCTTGTTGAAGTTTCTCATTTACTAATTCATCCCCAACGACCGCCATTTTATTCATGCCTTCAAGAGCGTTCACAAAAGCATTTGAATTAGCTTGTCGAACACCTTGCAATTTAATATCTTCCTTTGCTTGATTCTTCAACCATTCGTACTCGTTAAAAGCCTGTTCCCTAGACCAAAGAGCCATGTTTGAGAATTGTTTTAGTAGTTCACGATACCTAACCGAAACCTCACCATTCTTTAGCAATTCGCTAGCTTTATTATCAACGACATTATCTTTCCATTTTTTAGCTGACGGATAAGCACTTCTATACGCTTGCCTTTGAGATTGTCCAGCAACGAGATTCTGAACAAATAACTCTTGTTTTGTTGTTAATTTACTCACTCACTGAACCACCTCCTAATGAATGTATAAAAAAAGAGCCGTTTGAAACGACTCATGCACTTTTAAATAAAAAACCTATTAAGCTCATCACTTAATAGGTAAAAATAAAAATAAAGGATTCTAAACCACGAGAAAAAAGAATATCTCTTTTTACAATTTTCCACACTAATAATATATCACGTTTTTCTCGTGACAAACACCGTTTTCTGTCACTAAAACTTTTCTCCTAATTTTACAAGCAAAATCTCACACGCTAGATTGCAAGCATTCATGATGACATTTCGATTCGTGAAGTGTTTCTTTGCAAGAGATCGATAGTCGTATACATCGTCAAAGTAGTATTCTGTGACAAATTCTTTTTGTTTTTCATCAAGCTCTTCGAGAGTTTCTTCCACACACTTCTTCCAAAAGAGACGGTTTTGAATATATTTGTCACTCTCGAATCGAATGAGCTCGTTTTCCGCTGCTTTCGAATTCGTTCCCTTTGCACGAATCCATGCGTTCACATCCTCTTCTTTGTGGCATAACAAATCAAATTTTCTCGATGTGATTTCTCGTTCATAATAGGGATACTCTCTGAATCGAATCTCAGCAATTTTCTTATCTTTCATTCAATCCCTCCATTTCAATAATTTGACTGAAGATACTCTTCACTAAACTGATAGGGATGTTCGAGCGATTGTTATATCCTCTCATTTGCTCGAAGTTGATGTCACTTGGCTTATTTCCCGTTTTTAATTTGAGTTCAATATTGGATTTGAATCTTGTAGGTTTTTGAATTGGATATCCATCATATTGATTGTAATGAGCTAAATTGTCATACGGGATTTTAAACCCCAGGACTCTATCGATATAGTCCCATATCTTCGAGTTTGCTGGGTTCTCAATGACATAATACTTCGGATTGTATCGTTTAATGATTTGAATCAAGTTGTGAGTACACAATTCACCATTGATTCGTTTGACGATTTGTCTTTCCGGTTTAAATTGATATCGCTCATAGTCGTTGAAGTCCCTGATTGTAAACGGACTAAGAGGCGTTTGTGGGTCAAATAAGCAATCGTCTGCCCGTTCTTGTTTCCAACAAGCGTTCCCCCTATCCATAGCCGATGCTACACTCCACGATTCGCAAGGTGGACTAGCAATAATTAAATCGGGTTTAGGCAATCTATCTAACGTGTCGTACATTTTATTATCACCAAACAGATACGAATAATCTGCTAGGTTTAAATTAATAAAATGACTATTTTTATTTTCAATATCCAATCCCACAGAATAGATTGTCATCTCTTGCCCCCCCTCATTCAGTTCCTTCACACTTTGATAATAGCAACCATTCCCGCTATCAAATAACGCCCAAATAATCATCCTATCAAACTTTCTAACTTATCGATTTGAAAACCGCTCCAAGATTTAGAATTGTCGCTTATTTCATCATCGATAGCCACCACTGGAAGAGTTTGCCATCCATAATGACTCAATAACTCCAACGCTTCTGGATTTGATTCTGTGTCCACTGTCTCGAAGTGTATTTTATTCTGAGTCAACCACATCTTCGTCATCTCGCATTGCATACATTTAGGCTTTGAATAAACTGTCAACATCTACTAATTCCTCCTCAAATGATACCCCTGCTAAGTGTACATAATTGAATGCTGCACTTTTCTTTTTGTGGTTCGATGCGCTCACGTAATCGAAGCACAATACCGTAAAGAAGTTCGTGCTAAATCTTACGTTTGATACATTTTCAAATTTTAGAGTGTTACCATTTTTTAAAAATACAATTAATTCCATTATTATTCCTCCTCTAAATCCACAAATGGATTGATAGTTTCATCAACATCTAAAATCATCGCACTTGGGAAATCACAAATTTCATCAAGTATTTTTTGAAATCTTTGTTTAAATTCTTCAGACGTGCCATCCCATAAATGAACAAACATATCTTCATACCCGTCTTGTTCCATATATTCATATATCCAATCCAATACAGACTCAGCAGATAATTTATTTCTTCTTTCTTTTAGAGTCCGCCAACCACTTCTTTCATTTTCATTTAACGAATTCCATTCATGTTTTAAATCGGATACATATATTTGAGAATGGGTTTGTTCGTTAAAAACTAAATCATCATCTTTTATTTCGTTAATTGTTTTCATTCTTACACCTCGTTATCCACAAACAATTCTTTGAT